GTGATCGCCGCCGTCCTCTGGTTCTGCCTCTTCTGTGCTGCGGTGTGTTTCTCCGTAGGCACTGCCCGTTTGATCGGCTGGATGATTCGTCGCCCCGTTACGCGTGTTGATTCCGCGTACCGCGCTGCTCGCCTCGTTGCCATTTCCAAGGCGGAGGTGTCGGGTGGCTGATTTCACGATCCTGCTCATCGTCTGGGGCTGTGCCCTTGGCGCGCTAGCCTTGGTGTGGTTGTTGCTTCCGGGCTTAGTGGCGCTGTTCGCCTGGACCAATGAGCGCGTTGGCAAGTTCTGGTGCAGCGGAGGCGCGCACTCTTGGACACCGCGCCGCATCCATCTGCCGGACCCTGTGAGGTGCAAGCGCTGCGGCAAGCTCAAGGGTCGCTTGTATGACTAACCGCATTCCCTACAGCATCCGTCGCGTAGATCCGCGCTTTCTTGCGGTTCCTTCCAAGCGCATTTCGCAAAAACGGCGCCAGGCGTGACGTGGAATCCGGCCATGTCGATTTGCCAGACCAGCCCGAGTTATACGGCACGCGATGTTCAGCGGTGCCTGATGCCTGGGCGGGTCTTCTTTCGCGCTACCCCGCGCACATCTTCGGGACATTCACGTTCCGACCTACAAAGCGTTTCACAGACAAGTTCACTGGTGAGCTGCGCGAAGTTCCGCGCACCGCAGCGAGCGGTGGAATGCACCCGGAAGCTGCTCAAAAGGGCTTCCGCTTCTTCGTTTCGAGCATCAACCGCGAGCTCTACGGCAATAGCTGGGGCAAGCGTTGGCACGGTGGATTGCAGTGGGCCTTGGGAAGCGAATTCCACAAGGATGGCCGGCTGCACTTCCACACGATCATCAGCGCGCCTACCGGCGACTTGTGGGATCTCATCCGGGTCACATCCTGGCATCGCTGGTGGCTACAGGAATTCGGTTTCAACCGCATTGAGCGCCCGCGTTCTCAGGCAGACGTTGCGGGGTATGTGAGCAAGTACATCACGAAGGGTGGCGAGGTCGATTTTTCGCCCAACTTCGGTCGATGGGTTCCACCGGCACCAGGCTACACGCGGGCGCCGGCGCAAGGGCAGCTGTCGGGCTGCGACACCAGAAAGCCGACACCTCCGGACAGTTTGCAAGCAGACGCGGCAGGGAAGGGACACACGGAAGGGACGGCCCGATAGGGCTTTCCCATTCTTGACCCTATACCTGCGTCCGGAATTCGACCAATCAAACAGCCTACGGGCAGACGACGAAGAGGAAACGAAAAAATGGAACTGATCAACGCTCCCATCATCAAGATCACTGGCGCCGCTGAAGCTCGCTTCGTTACGACGAAGACTGGTGCGCAGAAGCAGGTTTTTTCGCAGACAGCCTCTATGAGCAAAGAGGGGATGATGCTGCCGATCGATATCGACCTGGACGGGCCGAACGATGCTTACCCGGTGGGCGCAACGCTGGTGTGGGATGTGACCGCTGACGTAGTGCCTGGTCAGTACGGTCGCCTCGAACTTGCCCGCAAGAAAACGTTGCGCGCTGTGGAAGGCAAGCCTGCCGCCGGTCCGGCCAAGGGTTAAGAAATGTCCGGATCGGAGCCTCTATACGTCGTCGGTTGTGCTGCTGCGAACGTGCAGCCAGATGGCACCTGTGCGGTCCCGGTCTGGGTTCCATACCACCAGCCAATTTTGCCGCCCCTGGACTTGGCTGATGGGAGCGTGGTGGCCTTCGCGATTGTCAGTGTGTGGGCCATCGGCTTGAAAGCGCGTCTCGTATTCCGCGCAGCGCGTACTTAGGGGCATCAATCATGACGAGGTGTTTTATGAAGAAGATTCTCAACGCAACCCGCCGTTTCGTATCCCACGCTGGCTGCAAGATCGCTGCCGGTGGAACTGCCCTGGTGGCGTCGGGCGCTGCATTCGCCAGCGGTGGTTCGGGTTCGCCCGGTGCTGCGATCGCAGGCGAGCTGTCCGGTGGCAAGGCTGACGTGATGCTGGTGGTGGCCGCTGCTGCGGTGATCCTGGGCGCGATCATCCTGTGGGGCTACGTCAAGAAGGCTCGCTAACTGGCGGGGCAGGGTGACGGGGAGGGGCGCGCCGACATGGTCGCCCCTTTTTCATGAGCGAAAGGAGGCGTTATGGGTTACTTCATCATCGTTGCCGTTTGCGGTGCGTGCTGGCTAGCATTTGAGGGGATGTGATGCAATCTCTCTCTGCTCGGCTATGCAGAATCTCTCCACGCATGTTGGCACTCTTGTTTATTTTTGCCGCATCGTGTCTGCCTTCTCTAAGTCGTGCGCAGAGTTCGCAGGATTCTACATGCACGTCTGCGGGTATCTGTAGCCAGGGTGAGGCCTATCAAGCATGCATGGCTTTTGAGGCAAAGTCGGTTGCCGAACTGAATCGTAATTTTGATAGAACAGATGCTTCAGCCTCAGGTTGCAGCGTCTGGAGTTCTACCAGCTACCGCGCGTATGCAGTAATTCCCGGCATCTCGGATCGCACCTCATACATGCATTGGGCTTCAAACAAGACTTGCGCTGCGACTCCATCAAAGACGACGCGCTTTCTTCCTGTAACTGGCTCAACCGGTTGCAACCTCGGTTGTACTGTGACGTATGCGCAGAATATTGATGAGACCAGCGTGGTAACGCCCACTGGTGGTGTGTGCACAAATGATCAGCTTAAGAAGAACTGTCCATCAGGCAGCTACTGGAACGGGTATATGGGCGTTTGCGAGCCCGTGCAGAAGTCATGCCCCGACAATCAAGAGCTCAAAGACGGAGTTTGCCATCCAAAAAATCAATGCCCGGATGGGATGGTGTCCGTCCAAGGCTCCACGCCCGGTGCTGTCCAGGAAGGCTCGTTGTACTGCAAGCCAGCGGAAACCGAATGTCCAGCCGGCAACGTCAAGTCGCCATCTGGAAAGTGTTTGCCCGGCGATGGTCAGTGCGCCGCTGGCGAGGCCAAGCGAGAAAATGGCACGTGCGGCAAGGACAAGGATGGTGACGGAAAAGCTGACGAAGATGATGATGATCCGGACAATGATCCGAAGAAGGATTCAGCATCTGGCGGTGATGAGTGCGATGCACCACCAAGCTGTAGTGGTAATGCCATCCAGTGCATACAAGTCAAGATTCAGTGGCGCATTGATTGCAACACGCGCAGGCAGGTCAATATCAATGGCGGAACTTGCGAGGCAGTCCCGATTTGCACCGGCAAAGGCTGTAATGCGATGGAGTACGCGCAGCTGATGCAGCAGTGGCGTGCGACGTGTGCACTTGAAAAGCTTGCGAAAAAAGACGGCGATGACAAGGCGGATGGGGCGGACGCTAATGGTAATGGTGTACCGGACGCGCTCGAAGGAACCGGCGACGTAGCTGACGCGGGCGATGGTACTGCAGACGTCGAAGGCACCAAGAAGTTCGGTATTGGCGTTTCCACCAACCTTCTGAATCAAGAGAACATCTTTGGTGGTGGATCCTGTCCGCAGCCACCCACGTTCAAGTTGATGGGTCAAACCATCAGCGGTAGTGATTTCCCCTACTGGTGCCAGGCAATGGCAATCCTTCGAGCGCTGATTCTTCTGTGGGGCGCATATACCGCGCTCAAAATCCTGATGGGCTGGGGGTTCTGATATGAGTATTTTTAATCCGGGTTCTATGGTCTGGGGTTGGATTGCTAACGGTGTAAAGCACCTGCTCGGCAAAGCAAAAGATGCTGCATCGGGCGTTGTGGGAAAGGTCCTCGCCACCTACGGACTCACCACCGTTTCGTTTGATGCTGTCCTGCCGAACTTGAAAGCATTCGTTCTGCAGCACGCGGCTGGTTTGTCTGGTCCAACCCTCGACCTGTTGGGCTATCTGAATGTCGGCACGGCCATGTCAATGGTTCTTTCTGCGCTTACCGTTCGCCTCGCATGGAAGGTCTTCATTGTGCCCAAGAGTGTCGCCGACCAGCTCGGCGCAGGGAGTACACCATGATCTATTGGTACACCGGTCAACCTGGGCACGGGAAGACGCTGCATGCGATCGATCGCTTGCTCGATTTCAAGGATCAGGGCCGCATCGTTTACGCGTGCAATATTCGCCAGTTCGACTATGTCCGTTCCGGCGTTCTTGAAATGACGCCAGAGCAGTTCTGTGATTGGCCCAATTTCCTTCCCGACGGCGCTGTGGCTCTTGTCGATGAGGCCTACGAGCATGGCATGCTCCCGAAGCGCCCTCCGGGCTCTCGCGTGCCCAATCACGTCGAGCAGCTCGCGAAGCATCGTCATCGTGGCCTTGACTTCATTTTTGTAAGCCAGTCGCCCGACAAACAGTGCGATCAGTTCGTACACGACTTGATTGAGCGCCATGTTCACGTGCGTCGCCGCTTCGGTACGAAGTTCGTGCACCTGCGTGAGTTTGATCGGTTTGAGTCCCGGCCAGAGAAAGCTACGCCGTTGGTAACGCGCCGGAAGAAGCTGCCTACACGCCCCATGGGCATGTATCAGTCCACCGAGCTCGACACCACCGAGCGCAAGATTCCGTGGTACTACCTCGCGCTTCCGGTTGCGGCAGCATTGGGCTTGTTCCTGATGTATTACACGTTCGGCAATATGGGAAAGCGGTTGGGTGGCGAGGATGTAAACGCAAGTCTTCAGGTTGCGAATGGAGCAGCACCGCGCGACGGAGCGCAAGCGACGGCGAGCGGTGTAGCGGAAAGGAGTATCCCTGTATCTCCTGCGGAATACGCCCGCAAGTTCATACCGCGTCTTCCATCTGAGCCGTGGAGTGCACCTGCGTATGACAACGCCCTCAACCTTCCGACCGAAGCGCCCAGGTTGTTCTGTATGTCGTCGCTGGATGGAATGAATGCCCAGGGCGAATATGTTGAGCCGACGTGCAGCTGCCTGACGGAACAGGGCACCAATTACGAGCTGGATCAGTCTACCTGCCGTTTTGTAGCCAGGCGCGGTCAATACGAGCCATATCGTGATGAACGCACAGATCGCTTTGTGGACGGTCCTACCCAGTTGGAGCGGGGTAGGGAGCAGCTTTCGGCGCGAACCTCGTATAGCGGCACCTTGGTGCCGCGAGGAAGTAGGGCGCAGGGCACTTTTCCGGAATCACCTGGCTATACGACCACCACTGCGACGCCACCTACGAGTATTGACCTATGACCAGTTCCGGGCGTGAGCTTCTTAAGTGGCTCGCTGTCATCCTGATGACGGGGGACCACGCGGTCAAGCTTCTATACGGTGGCTATGTGCCGGTGGTGTCTGAGCTCGGCCGCCTCGCGTTTCCGATCTTCGCCCTGGTCATGGCCTATAACCTTGCACAACCCGGTGCGGACGTGGCCAAGTCGGTGAAGCGCCTTTTTGTTTGGGGTGTTATTGCCCAGCCCGTCTATGTGTGGGCTTTCGGCGCTCTGCTGCCGGTCAACGTGCTGTTGAGCTTTGCGTTGGCCGCAGCGTGCGTCCTGTGCGCTCAGAATCGACGCTGGGGGCTTCTGGCAGTCCTTGCTGGTCCGTTGCCACTCTTTGTCGATTACCAGTGGTCTGGAGTCGTGTTGGTGCTGGCATGGTGGTGGGCCTACAAGTTGCGATATGAAAGTCGTGTCGGCTTGGTCGATCTAGACGCATTAGAGCTCCGTGGCTTGACGGCAATATGTGCTTTCATTCCGTTGTGTCTTTACAACGGTAATGCTTGGGCGCTGCTCGCGCTGCCGGTGATGCAGCTGAGCAACTTTGATATGCAAGTGCCTAGGACCAGGTGGGCTTTTTACATTTACTACGTAGTCCACCTTGCGCTTCTAAGTTTATTTTCGTAACTCGTCACTTTATTAAGGCCTGCAGGGGATTGAGGTGCCGTTGCTGATGATGGATTCCCAGCCGTTTGCGGTTCGCATCAGCAGCACGCCACCTTTGCATTCTGCTCCTGCAGGCCAAGGCTTCATTCCAATGCTGTTTTCCGGTGCGACGTAAGGTTTGCAGTCAGCCTGATGGATTTCGTGGACGGTTACGGTTTCTTTCTTCGCCGCCTGGGCAACTTTTAGATCTATCAGTGCCTGGGCAGCTGCGTTCTTGTTCGCGTACGTGCCGAAAGCACCTGCGATCGCCAGCATCGCGCAGCCGAACGTAGCGACTTGCCAACCTGCTTTTTCCATTCCGTTCCCCTTGATAGTCGTCCTGCGCTGATTCTAAGGGGTGTAGGGGCATAGCCCCTACGGTAGACGCCTCACGCGCGCCCGGAGCGTCTCAGCGCCGGCAGCATCGGGACAACAGGGCATGGCTCCGCTGATCGACGGATCACCCCCTTGGCAAGCTGCTTTTCTTGGTCCAGCAGTCGCCGGTACTCTTGGGCGAGCGCAGCGGTCAGGCTAAGCCATGCCAGATCCTCCGGCAGCAATTCGCGGCCCTCGGGCGTTACCAATCGGCCCGACTTAAACGAAAAACCGGCCCAAGGGCCGGTTAGCTTTCGATTACGCATGGTGCGGACTCCGTGTCAAGAGCCTTCGGGGCTGCAAGACCTGTGCCAGCCATTTCGCAACTTTACATAATATACATTATGCGAAATGGCTGATTGGGCGCATAAGCTGGATCTGGCTATGGATCTCATCTCACCTACCATCCCGTGATTGACGACAACAAATCACCCCTACAGCCAACAAACGCCCCAAGTGCCGCCAACAAATGCCCCAAAGTTGATGAGCCCCAACAAGTTGCCCCATTTTCAGAGCAATACCAGAAAAGTTGCCCCAAATTCGACGGGTGCACTGAAGGATAAGTGCCGATTCTCGTCCTGGCGCGCCAACTGTATGCATTTGACGCGGACATCCTTCCCCAGTGTCGTACAGCCGTGGACATTCGCACCCTCTCAAGCGAGCGTCCTTCCGGTCTTCTTCTTGGAGGCATGCTTTCCTTTACCGCGGAAAGCAGCCTCGATCGCCGCAGGAATTCTAGTCAGTTGCTCCTCCAAGACCTCAGATCTTGCGCGTTGTCTGTCTGCTTCTCTGACCGCCTCAGTCGCTGTCTTCTTTGCAGCCTTTAGAGCACTGGTAAGGGCCTGCTTTGTAGTTCCTTGGTCTGCTGACGGGCTTGGTCGACGTCCTGTGCGGCCCGATTCTCGACAGATCTGGCATGTTCTAGCAGGCTCTCGCGCTCAGATCTGGCCAATTCCTGCAGATTCAGTAAACGGGCTTCCACAACCCGCCTCGCAGACTCCGCTTGTTCAAGGCGCTGATCCGTAGAAGCATGTTGTCGCGCCGATTCTGCCAGCTGTGCCTGAAGCTGGTCCACGAGTTGCCGAAGCTCCGCCACCTGGGTGAGCGCCAGGCGCTCTGACTGGGCCGAGGCAGTTGCTTTGGCATGGAGCTCGGAAGCCTCCTCGGCAAAGGTCTGCTGTTGCCCCCGCAGCTCGTCGTAATCGGCGGCAAGCGTCTGCCTGGCATCAGTGAGCTCCACGAGAATCGACTCGCGAGCATGTTCCAGCGCCAGTGCCCACCACTGCCCTACTAACTCGGCCAAGACCGTCGGGGAGTCCTTCAAATCTGGCCGCTTCGGCTGCAGCCGGAGGCCCAGATTTTTCCACCAGGTTTCGAGCCAGCGCGTCACAGTGTTCGGCGAGCCGGTACCCAGATGGGCACGGATGCGCTCCACCGTGGGCCGCTCGCCATTGGCCACCAGTTCGTCGGCGGCGGTGTGCACATCGGATTCGGTGATGCCGCGGGCCATGAGACGTCTCCTGTATCGGCGCCCTACTCTGTTGTTTTCGTACTCGCGATAAGTGATGATTATCGTGGGTATGATCGTCTAAACGTAGCGTACATTACATAGTATTAAAGATATTTCTACAATTCCCGCACTTGCCGCGACGGCCACTTGCCTAGCACTGCCCGAACAGCTGGCCCAGCAGGCTGCCGATGCGGTCCGCGAGTTGCTGGCCGAAGCCGCAGCCGAGAACACGACCCGCAGCTACACCAGCGCCCTGCGCTACTGGGCCGGCTGGCACGCGGCGCGCTACGGCATCGAGTTGGCCTTGCCGGTACCCGAAGCCATCGTGCTCCAGTTCGTAGTCGATCACGTACAGCGCCGCTCGACCGACGGCGAATTGGCCTGGGAACTTCCACCAGCCGTCGACCAGGGCTTGGTGGCAGCTGGCCTCAAAGCCAAGGTCGGTCCGTGGACCTTGGCGACCGTGCGCCATCGCGTTGCGGTGCTGTCCACTGCGCACCGGCTCAAACACCTTGCCAATCCCTGCGAGCAGCCGGCAATCCGCACCGTACTCAGTCGCGCGGCGCGGGCCGCGGTCAAACGCGGCGAGCGCCCGCGCAGGAAGACTGCAATCACCCTGGCCGAGCTGGAGGCCATGTTGGCCACCTGCGACGACAGCCTGGAAGGAATTCGAGATCGCGCCCTACTCTGCTTCGGGTTCGCTAGTGGTGGCCGCCGGCGCAGCGAGATCGCCGCTGCCGACCTGCGCGACCTGCGCCGGATTGGCGAGGCGGGCTATATCTACCGGCTGGAGCACAGTAAGACCCAGCAGGCCGGGGTTACGGCCACCTCGACCCCGGACAAGCCGGTGCTCGATCGGGCCGCCCTCGCCCTGCAGGACTGGCTGGACGCAGCCGGGATCACCGAAGGGGCGATCTTCCGGCGGCTCTGGAAACAGCGTATCGGCCCTGCCTTGTCCCCGGCGGCTGTGGGTGAGATTGTCCAGCGGCGGGCGCGCCTGGCCGGACTGGAGGGCGATTTTGGCGGGCATAGCCTGCGCTCGGGGTTCGTGACCGAGGCCAGCCGCCAGGGCGTTGCTCTGCCGGCAATCATGCAGCTGACTGAGCATCGGTCGGTGTCCAGCGTAGTGGGCTACTTCCAAGCTGGCAATGCAACGGCAAGCCCAGCGGCTCGTCTTTTGGAGGATGGCTAGCAGTGGACGAGAGCTTCTTGCGCCGAAGCCTGGCAGGAGGATGAAAAAGTCGCGACTGGCTGTGGTGTGTGTGGTGTTCGACCAAGGCCTGCGCACGTGCATCTACATGCGCCCGAGTCATCCGCGAAAGCACGAAAAGATGCGTGCCATGCTTCCGCATGTACAGGGTAATCAACCACCCTGCAAAACCAGCCGCGACTCCAACCTAGAGTAACGTCAATCGTACGCCGGCTTCAACTCTTTTCGCTTAAGGAGTGCCGGCAGCTCGTTTGTCGAACGCCAGTCGCAAAAACTGAGGTGGCTGGCAGCAAACTTCTTGAAGAAGTTTATTTCACCTACAGCCATGGCTTTGTGTCCAAGGCTCTTCGTGAATATGCCAAGCGCCAACTCTTTAGTGCTATCTCTTGCGAATGGGCACGACACAATGTCGAGGAATAGAAGTGTAGCTTCAGCATCAAGATGTATATCTACCTTCCGATGTTCAAAAATTCGCTCGGCGGCTTCACAGGCGGCTTTGCGGAGCGCGTCGTAACCTGGCTTCTTCTGTGCGCAAAACAGTGCAGTCACAACCTTGAAGTAGCTAGCTTCGGATGCCTCACTGAGCCGGAGAGCATCGATGACATCAGACTCTGCAACTGCTGCTTCCCCGCCGATGTAGAACAAGCAAGCAAGGAGAGAGGATGTTTCGCACTCCCCGATCGAAGCTCGACTGGCCTGCTTCAAGACGGAAACGCCATGGTCGACAATTTCCTGTCTGATTATTTTGCCAGTGCTGCCAAACTTATCCGCAATTTCGGAAATTGTTAGTAGTATCGAGGTGACCCTATACGTAGTATTTACTCGTACATCCATTCTGTACAAGAAGAACGCCATCTCCAGAACATAAGATAGCTTCTGGTACATATGATGCGGGTTCTGGGTGGCGACGGCATCCTTCGTGAGGCTCTTGTTCGCTCGAGACAGTACTCTAGATATGAGTCCAAGGGCGTACGGCGATATCGTCGAATACGTTGCTTTGTTTGTCTTTATGGCGGCCTTCAGTGCGCGTATCAGATGGTCTGCGGAGCGCTCATTGGGTGGCCGCACTAGTGCCTGAGCCTCTTCTAGCTTCGCATCGCTCCATTTGAACTGACTGGATATCCGCTCTCGAAGCAAGCCTCTAACCGCATCTCTCGCAATCGAAAGGTCGCTAATTAGAGGTGACTCGAGGATCTCTGTCTTAGCGTCATTGATGGATAGCTTGTACTTTTCTAACGCCCCTTCAATTGCAGAGCGAGCGGCGGAACAGGCTTCTTCTGAGTTGAAGAACACCAGGTAATCATCTACGTAACGCCTTATCCGTAATTGCGAGTGGCTGAGGCCGGCGCCCGCCAGGTGGACCGAAATGTCGTCATCGACTTGCTGGAGGATAACTTCAGCGAAAAGGCGCGATACCTCAGGGCCCACCAATATTCCGTTAGTCTCGTTCCAGTTCGAGCCCTGCATTAACAAATCGAATGACTTGTCGAACGATTCCGCGTCCTTGTGCTTTTTTGCAAATGTCTTGTCACGTACCGCCCAGGATATAGAATGGGTATAAATACTCTGGAAACACTTGGAGACATCAAGTCGCAGCAACCTGCGATAATTCTGCTCAAGTCTCCTGAATTCTGTAGAATCGTAAAATTTCCAAATCTGATTGTACGAGGCGTAGTAAAAGTATGACGAAGCGTGTGTCCGCTGCTCTTTGGATGAACTTGGTGCAAGGTCGCCGGCCTCATCGCCTAGCGCAGGCCCGTCTTCTGCGAGACTAGATTCGAAATATACGGAGCCGACCTGTATGGGGCGCCGAAGGCTATACTCACTTTTAGAGCACTGGTTGATGATGTAGTGATCCCAAGTCGCATAGAAATCAATAAATTTGAGCTGGCTGGCGGGATGCATGATTGAGAGAGTCCGCTTTCGTCCATCGCCACGCTCAATTTTAAAGTTGAAAGGTATGGTGAACTTCGGCGCAACGCCCAAGCCTAGCAATCCCTTGAGTAAACTGGGAATGTGGTCGGGAGGGTCGGAAACCAGTTCGTATAGCCGATAGTTAGAAAAAAATATAGGCAGTTCGAACGGCAGAAGCTCGGTCAATAGAATCCTCGCCCCGTCCTTCTTCTTAATTGCTATAGGCTTACGTTTCACGCCAGCACCTTCCAATCTCAGAGATTCGCTTAGGCGGAAGTTGCCGCATGCGCCTATGCTTGTGCCCATTAACAAATGAGAGTGACAGAAGTTGGCGGCGCTCAGTTCTATTTGGTGGCGCGCAAATCGTAAAAACCCGGAGAAGGCATCTAGATAGGAATCTGTCCAGGTGCTCCAGTCGACTGTCCCGCATCAGTGCGGCCTCGGTTAGCGGGCTGTACAAATCGAAGTTGTAGAAGATGCCTCCGCGCAGGGAGCCACCAGACTTTGACGACTCCAGCTTGTAGTTTCCGGTAAGAAACAAAACCCTGTCGCGAAGTAGCTCAAAATCGCTCGTCTTCAAATAATCACGAGTTGCCGAGTGAATTCTTGATTTGTACTTTGCCATTTTTTTGTCAGCCATGTAGGCTCCGACAGGGTTAAACCTATCCTTCTTCCTTTCGTTGACGTCGGGGAAGGCTAGCTTGTAGCCAAGAATATCGAGCTGCTGGATATTGGCATCCGCGAGAACTAAGCTGCACTTGCACGATGACGAGCAGGCACAATTCCCATTGATATGCATGCATCCCGTAGCGCACCGGCATTGCACGCTCGCATCCTTGGTTTTAGATGCATTCACCAGAAGGCCATTTAGCGTAAAGGCGCTATGAATCTTATCTTTAAGATTCGACAAATCTACATAGGAAAAAAGGACTATATCATCAACATATCTTGCGACGTAGTAGATGCCCTCAATGGCACGAAGGTCTCGCTCCAGATGTGACGCGTGGATTTCCGCGAGGGTCGCGCTTACCTGAAGGCCCCGGGGTAGGCCGCGAGAACCCGAGTGACTGGTCAAGCGGAGAAGTCTGCTGAGAAGTTCCAACGTGCGCGTCGACACGAGGCGGTCAGCTCGAATCTTCTCCACCAGCCTGCGACGGGGAACCGACTCATAGAATGATCTGATGTCAAGCCTGATGACATGCTTTGGAGTCGTTTCCTTGAGAGCCTGCTGTATCTGCTTGATGATATCGAAGCGATTTGCCTGTTTGACCCTATATGCACGGCGAATGTTATCGTTAATCTTCCGCATAACCATGATGTTCTCAAGGCTATTCGTAGAGAAGAGTTTCTTTCCCTTCGATAGAGAGCGTGTACTGAAGGGCCTGAACCTAAAGGTCCCATCTAGAATTTGGTTCTGTATTGACGTTAGGAGAGTCGTCCACTCAGCTTGACTCTTAGGGAATGCCCCCTCATCTGTTTTGTATTTGAACTGTGCCCCGCGCCGTCTCATCCGGTTGAGCGCCCCAACCGTGAACTCCTGAGAAATCATCTCCTTCGATCCCCTGCTTACGCTCCCCAGTCTGAGTAGCTTACAATCTAATCGAGTTAGAAGTTATTCGCAGCTCTTGAAGGGACAGCGCCCTGCTCTAGCTCCGGTAGGCTTGCGTAGTATTGCTTATTTCAGCATGGCCTATCGCCCGGATCGATTGCTGGAGGTATCCCGCAGCCAGCCAGCGAAGGCTAACGCTGGCGCTTGCGCCGCCCTTCTCTACCCCCGATAAATCCTCCTGGTCCCTGCTCTAGTGTGTGGCAGCGGTACGATAGAGAGAGAGTACTCAACCGACAGCTAATCGGGCTCGATGCGAACCTCCATGGCCCCTTTCACCCAAAGGTGCTGCAGCCCGGCTTCGATTCGACCCAGTCTGACCAGGCCCTTCGAGTACGCAAACGGCCTATGGAAGATCGCCAGATTACCCCAAGGCGCATAGAAGGCGATATCGCCTGCCACCGGCGTGATGCCCTCTGGCTCGCCCGCCACGCTGAGACGGCGCGGAAGCTGCGCGATTTTCTCCGTGGCGGCGTAGTCTTCGAGCTGCAGGTTCAGGGGCAACTGGGCGAAGAACTCGCGTGCGGGGATACTGTCTTCCAATGTGGCGGTCAGCAACTGGTCGTCGATGATCACTCTGATTTTCATGGAATGAGACTCCGGATTGGACCCAACCTTTCTGGCGGCGGCGTGATGAGTCTGCTCGGCAGCGCATGCCGCTACTGATCCGAATACAAGCAGGAGGCAAAGCAGCTTCGCCGTGGTCGAGGTGAATCGCCTCATCAGCCCTGGGCCCCCACAGCGACCGCCGGCCCCGGCGTGGACGCGGCGTCGCAGGCGGTGACATACGCGAGCATTGCGGCAACCAGCAACAGGCCGGCACTGGCCAGGAACGTGCTGGCAAAGCCGAAGCTGTCGAACAGCAGTCCGCCGAGGGTGGCGCCAAGCGCGATGGAGCACTGCACGACCGCTACCATCAGGCCGCCACCGGCCTCCGCGTTATCAGTGAACGTGCGGGCCAGCCAGCTCCACCAGCCCACCGGCGCCGCCGTGGCCAGCAGGCCCCATGCCGAGAGCAATGCGGCGGTAGGCCAAAGATGGGGGCCCAGTGGAACCAAGGCCAATGCAATCAGCGCCATCAAAGCGGGAATGCTCACCAGCGTGCGATACAAGCCGCGCCTGATGAATGCCCCAACGGCAAGCGTGCCCAGCAAGCCGCTTACACCGATCGCCAACAGCACCAGCGGAACAGCAGTGTCTCCTGCACGCGTCACGCGTTCCAGGAAAGGTCGCACATAGGTAAACAGGGCAAACTGGCCCATGAAGAAGGCACCGCAGGCCATCATGCCCAGTGCCGCTGCACGCTTCCGCAACAGTGCAAGTACCCCGCCATGTGTTCGCCGGCTTTCTGCGGCCATGGAAGGCAGGCATGCCCATTGCCATGCAAAGGCCACGGCAGCGACCGGCACAAGGCAAAGGAATGCACCGCGCCACCCAATCATGCCGCCCAGGTAGCTGCCCAATGGCGCCGCAACGACTGTTGCAAGCGCGTTGCCACTGTTGAATATCGCCAAAGCGCGCGGGACTTTTGCAGCGGGCACCAGCCGCATGGCCGTTGCAGCAGACAGCGACCAGAAACCACCAATCACCACGCCAATCAGCACACGGCCGGTCATGTAGACCAGATAGTTCGTGGCCAACGCCACCACCAGCCCCGACACCGCCATCAATGCGGTGAGCATCAGCAGCAGCGTTCGTCGATTGATGTTGCCCGCCAACCGGGAGATCGACAGGCTGGTGAGCACCGCAAATGCACCCGAGATGGCAATCCCGTACCCCGCCAGGCCTTCGCTTACCCCCAAGTCTGCCGCCAGGGGTGTAAGCAGGCTCACCGGCATGAACTCAGAGGCGATCAACGCGAAGACGCACAGCGTCATCGCGAGTACACCGCCCCAGTAGGCGCGATCTGCAGTGGCGTAAGCGTGGCTCAT